TGCCAAGTATGCTTTTGTGGTCACTAGCATGACCCGCGAAAGCTACAAAGAAATCTACAACGATGACCCGACAGACTGGCCTAAGATCATTCACCAATACGAGTTTGATTGGGCAACGCCTGACGTTGTTTTTGTGGCTGAGTATTACAAGATTGAAGAAAAGACCGAGACCATCCGAATCTTCCAAACCATTGCAGGAGAGGAAGAACGCTACACCCAGGCCGACTTTGCTAACGACGATTTGCTGGAAGAAACCCTGATAGCGGTTGGCAGTCGTGAAGTGCGGCAGAAGCGGGTCAAGCGGATGCGTGTTCGCAAATACATCATGTCTGGCGGCAAGGTGCTAGAGGATGCAGGATATATCGCCGGTAAGAACATCCCCATTGTGGTGGTTTACGGCAAGCGTTGGTTTGTGGACAACATTGAGCGGTGCATGGGTGCGGTGCGTCTGGCTAAAGATGCTCAACGTCTGAAGAATATGCAGCTCTCTAAGTTGGGCGAGATCAGCGCATTGTCTAGCATCGAAAAGCCCATCATGACCCCTGAGCAAGTCGCAGGGCATCAGGTTATGTGGGCAGAGGACAATCTACGGGATTACCCTTACTTACTGATTAACCCTGTAACTGGGCCTGATGGCAACACGCAAGTGGCTGGGCCTGTTGGTTACACCAAGTCAGCAGCAATCCCGCCGGCAATGGCCGCGCTCTTACAGATCACCGAGCAGGATATGCAGGATATTCTTGGCAACCCGCAAGGGGCAGACAAGATGGTTTCTGGCGTGTCAGGCAAGGCGGTGGAGATGATTCAAACCCGTGTAGATATGCAGACCTTCATCTACATGAGCAACTTTGCTAAGGGAATGAAGCGTTGCGGGGAAATCTGGCTCGGCATGGCAAAGGAAATCTACACCGAAGATAAGCGCAAGATGAAAACCATAGCGCCCACCGGAGAGGCTGGCATGGTTGAGCTGATGCAGCCAATGATTGACCAAACGACTGGTGAAATGAAGATGGCAAACGACTTGAGCGATGCCACCTTTGACGTTGTGGCAGAAGTCGGGCCATCGTCTAGTAGCAAGCGTGCAGCTACGGTCAGGGCGTTGACTGGAATGCTCCAGATTACCCAAGACCCAGAAACCGCCCAAGTGCTCACCTCAATGGCAATGATGAATATGGAGGGCGAGGGCGTAGGCGATGCCAATGCTTATTTCCGTAAAAAGCTCCTGCGGATGGGCGTGGTTAAGCCTACTGACGATGAGGCACAACAACTTATGGCAGAAATGCAAGGCCAGCCGCAAGACCCGAACGCTCAGTATTTGCAAGCCGCCGCAGAAAATGAAACTGCCAAGGCAGCAAAAGCCCGAGCCGATACTGTCGAAACTGTAGCCAGCGCAGAACTTAAACGTGCCCAAACTCTTGAAACTTTGGGCAAAGTTGAAGAAACTGCCCAAAATATGGCACTAACAAATACTGAGGCTGTGCAGCAAATTCTGCAAGGACAGATTGTTCAGCCAGTTGTCAGGTAACTGAAAAAGAGCGAGAATGTAATCAACGGCAACCACCCAGCCGTTCTAATGGGTGAGTTTGATGGGGTCGAAGATGAGTACAAAGGCAGTAATTGAGGACGATGAAATTGAGGTAGAGGAAGAGGAAACCGAAGTCAGCGAAATTGTTGACGAGGAAGAATCCGAAGATACTGAAGAAGTTGTTGTCAGCATTGGAGAGGAAGCGCCACCTCCCGAAGAACAGACTCATGCGCCTGAATGGGTGCGCGAGTTGCGTAAGACGAATAGAGAATTGCAGCGTCAAAACCGTGAACTGCAAGGCAAGCTACAAAGCACCGCACAGACTGAGACCAAGCCGGTCGTGCTGAGTAAGAAGCCAAGCCTGGAAGATTACGACTATGATTCTGACAAGTACGAGGTAGCACTGTCGAATTGGTTTGAACAGAAACGGCAAGCCGACGATGCAAATGCCAAGCAAGAAGCTGAAGTTATGAATCAGCAAAAAGCATGGCAGTCCAAGCTGGATGGCTACGGCAAGGCGAAAGCCGAGCTGCGAGTCAAAGACTATGAAGATGCCGAGGCCGTGGCCCAGGAACTTTTTAGTATTACCCAGCAAGGCGTTGTGCTACAAGGTGCGGATAACCCCGCGCTCGTCATTTACGCACTTGGTAAGAATCCAAAGAAGGCAAAAGAGTTGTCTGATATTAAAGACCCCGTAAAGTTTGCCTTTGCGGTAGCAAAACTGGAGAAAGAATTGAAAGTTACAAACCGTAAGGCAGCCCCGCCACCCGAAAGAATCGTGTCAGGAACTGGCCGAGTATCTGGGGCGGTGGACTCAACCCTAGAACGGCTGCGAGAAGATGCTGCCCGTACTGGCAACATGACAAAAGTCATTCAGTACAAACAGCAGAAGCGAGCAGCATCCAAGTGATATTTTTTATAGGAGCCTATCATGGCAAATTCATTTAGTAAGGAAGAGCGCGTAGCTTTTGAGGACATTCTTGAAGGCTTTAACGATGCGCTGGTGCTTTCCCGCAACGTGTCCATCTACAACACAGATGGTTCGATGATGGAGCGCACCAATAACGTTATCTATCGCCCACAACCGTACATCGCGCAATCGTATGACGGCATGGATCAGACCAACAACTTCACCGCATACACACAGCTTTCAGTACCAGCGACACTTGGCTTTCAAAAGTCTGTGCCGTTCATTCTTGATGCAATGGAACTGCGTGACGCTTTGCAAGAAGGTCGTCTGGGCGAAGCTGCGAAACAGAAACTGGCATCCGACATCAACATCGCAATCATGAACGTGGCAGCAGCTCAAGGCTCGCTGGTCGTGACCGTGAGCACCGCTGCTGGTGACTATGACGATGTGGCCCTGTGCGACTCAATCATGAACGAGCAGGGCGTGCAAGCCTTTGACCGTTACTTGGCTCTGTCCTCACGCGACTACAACGGCATCGCTGGCAATATCGCTGGTGGAACTGGTGGCGCATCCGTGTCCCGTAGCTTTGCAGGCACTAAGTCAAACACCGCCTTTGAACGCTCGTTTGTTGGCATGGTTGCTGGCTTTGAAACCTACAAGCTGGACTACGCTAACCGCCTGACTGGTGCAACTGGTTCTGACCCAACCATGAGCACTTTGGCTGCGGCAAACAACTACTACGTTCCTGTGGCAACACAGACAGCAGTGACTGGTGAAACGCAAAACGTGGACAATCGTTTCCAAACGATTACCGTGTCGAGCACCACCGATCTGCCTGCTGGCTCTGCCATTGAAATCCAAGGCGTTGAGGCTGTCCATCACATCACTAAACAAGGCACTGGATTCTCCAAAACCTTCCGTGTGGTGAGCGTGACTAATGCGACTACTTGCGTTATCACACCTCCCATCATCTCCGCACAAGGTGGAACTGATGCCGAGTTGCAGTATCAAAACTGTATCGTGACTGCTGCTTCTGGTCGCACCATCAACCGCTTGAATACCACAACCGCACCAATCAACTGCTTCTGGCAGAAAGATGCGTTGGAGATTCTGCCTGGTCGTTACTCCGTTCCCGCTGATGCTGGCGTTGCAGTAATGCGTGCCTCCACAGATCAGGGCATTGAGCTGGTCATGCAAAAGCAATACGATGTCAACACCATGAAGACCAAGTATCGTCTTGATACCTTGTTCGGTGTGGTCAATAAGCAGCCAGAAATGTCTGGTATCTTGCTGTTCAATCAAGCATAAGGAGCCATCATGAGCTACAACGTAATTTTTACACAAGGTACTGCTACCGTTACTGTGCCCGCAGGCGAGAAAATCGCCGTTCAAGCCTACTCACCAGCAAGTGTGTTTCAAGAAGTTGGTTACCCTAACTTCCCTGATTCACAAGACCTGTTGACCGTGGTCGATAACACCACCTATGTGTCTGCCGCATTCACCAATGCCACCAACGTGACTATTCAAGCTGGTGCATCGGGTGCGAACTACGCAGTGGGTGTTTCCCCGGTAATCACTGACGATGGCAACTGGCAACTTCAGGGTGCGCCTGCTGACATAGTTGATGGTGGTTCGATGATTGCCACAGCAGCAAATGTGCTGACTGGCATCGTTACCTCAACGCTGACTCAGGCTCGTAACCTTCAACTGCCAACGGGTGCAAACCTTGATCTGGCAACCGAATGGGCAATCGGTGAAGCATTCGATGTTACGTTCATGACTTTGGGTGCATTTGCTTTGACCATTACGGTCAACACGGGTGTGACCATTGTTGGTAATCCTACATCTGCTGCAACGGCTGGTTCTGCAATGAGAGTCCGTCTCCGCAAAACAGCGGCTGATACCTTCATCGCTTATCGTTTGAGCTAATCAACCAGACAGGCCAGCAGAGATGTTGGCCTGTTTCACATGGAGAACCAAATGCCAATGAAAAAAGGTTACTCAGACAAGACCGTTTCCAAGAACATAAAAATGGAAATGAAAGCAGGCAAGCCTCAAAAGCAAGCCGTTGCAATGGCACTTGGCATGGCAAACAAATCGGCAAAAGCCGCTGGCAAGCCAAGCAAAGCACCGATGAAAAAATGATTAAGTCAGCCGCAATCGTCAAGACCAAAACTCTTTCCGCTGCGAAGGAGTTGCGGCTGCAAAAGCGCAAGCTAAAAAAGGCGCAGACCATTGAGCGCAAAGCGGTTAAACAAGTTCGCCCATCTCCCATTGGCAGACAAGTTGTTAAAGTGCCAGTTGAGCCGATTGAAACGCTTGAAGTTGAAATTCCTGCGGAAGATAGTCCTGTAACACGCGAGGAAATGCTGCAACAAGCTGAGGCGATTGGGTTGAAGGTTGACAAACGCTGGTCAGATGCGACACTACTGAAACACATTGAGGAGTTGGCATGGGCTACAGAAAACGACAATTCATAAGCGCAGCATTTGAAGAGATCGGCCTCGCGTCTTATGTTTTTGATTTGCAGCCCGAGCAACTCGAATCTGCCCTGCGCCGCCTTGATGCAATGATGGCAGACTGGAACGCCAAGGGCATCCGTCTGGGATACCCTTTGCCATCTAGCCCACAGGACAGCGACCTTGATGAAGAAACCAACGTGCCTGATTCGGCATATGAGGCAATCATTTGCAGTCTAGGAATCAGGCTTGCCCCTAGTTACGGCAAGACAGTGATGATTGAGACAAAGACCACTGCCAAGCAGGGTTACGACATCTTGCTGCAACGAGCCACATTCCCGCTTGAGCAGCAACTGCCTGCAACGATGCCAGCAGGGGCAGGCAACAAGCCGTGGAGAGTCTACGACAATCCGTTTATTAGGCCACCAGCCAACCCAGTCAATGCTGGCCCTGATGGGCCTATTGAGTATTACTAAGGACAATCATGCCAACGATCAATCAACTGCCAGTCCTGAACACGATTTCAAGCGGCGACCAGCTTCCGGTTTACTCACCAAACAACGGGGATGCAAGACGCACCTCGATTGGTTCTTTGCTGACATTTTTTCAGCAGAGTTTTGCATCGCCTACGCTATCGGTGAATCTGTATGTGCCTGGTTCTGGGTTCAACATCACCGTGCCGACTCCTGTCAGCAATGACCAGTGGATGCTTTTGCAACCCGCTGGAACGCTGGCAACTGGCACGATTACCCTGCCTTTGAACACTGGCGTGCCTGACGGCACAACGGTGCTGATTACATCAACGCAAACTATTACATCGCTGACCATTGCGCTGAATGGTGCCTCTGCTATTTACGGTGCTGTTACATCACTGACCGCTGGTTCGGCAACAGCGATTCGTTTTTACCAGCCCACAAACTCCTGGTATCAGATCACTGCTGTAATTCCAGATTTGGCATCAGGTATTGCTGCTTGGCTTGCCAACCCAACTAGTGCCAACCTACGGGCAGCAATGACCGATGAAACGGGCACAGGTCTGTTGGTGTTCAACACCAGCCCCACCTTGATAACGCCTGTGCTGGGTACTGTGGCCAGCGGCAACATCAGCGCCTGCACATCCACAAGCATGGTGATGGTCACTCCAATTCTTGGCACACCGACATCTGGAGCGTTGACAAACTGCACCGGGTTGCCGCTAACAACAGGCGTAACAGGCGCTCTGCCAGTTGCTAATGGCGGCACAGGGGCATCAGCAACGGTTCAGGCATTGAGTGGCCCAGGGGCGGTAAACATCACAAGCCTTGCCACAGCTTTTACTTCGACTGCTACTGGCAATGCGTTGACTCTTGCTGATGGCGCACAGGGCCAACTGAAAACGATTATTTATGTTGCAGAAGCGGCAGGCGGTGACACTGGTGTTTTGACACCAGCCAACCTTGGAAGTGCAACCACAATCACCTTCAATGCAGTTGGTGATTCAGTCACCCTTCAGTTTGCTGGGACAGACTGGTGGGTTGTCGGCTTCCGGGGTGCGGTGGTGGCGTAATGGCAACCAAGCCCAAGTCCACGGTCAATGCGGCTGGCAACTATACAAAGCCAACCATGCGGAAAGCCCTGTTTGAGAAAATTAAGGCAGGGACAAAGGGCGGCGACCCAAATGAATGGTCAGCCCGTAAAGCTCAACTGCTAGCAGTGGAATACAAGAAAAAAGGTGGAGGCTATAAATGAAAGCTCCCCAAAAAAGCCTAAAAGACTGGGGTGCACAAGATTGGCGCACCAAGTCAGGCAAGCCATCGTCTGAAACGGGCGAGAGGTATCTTCCTGCAAATGCAATCAAAGCACTGACCCCAGCAGAGTACGCAGCAACCACACGGGCAAAGCGTGAGGCTACAAAGGAAGGCAAGCAGTTTGCAAAGCAGCCTAAAAAGGTAGCTGAAAAGATCAAGAGCTATCGATGAAAACTCCAGCTTACGCACGCAAAGAAGGTCAGAACCCAAAGGGCGGTTTGAACGCCAAGGGTCGTGCCGCTGCCAAGGCCGAAGGCATGAATCTGAAGCCTCCAGTCAAGACTGGTGACAATCCCCGCAGGGCATCGTTCCTGGCTCGCATGGGTGGCAATCCTGGCCCTGAGTACAAAGACGGTGAACCTACGCGATTGCTGTTAAGCCTAAAGGCATGGGGCGCATCGTCTAAGGCAGATGCACAGGCCAAAGCAAAGAAAATATCAGCCCGAAACAAGGCAAAGTAATGCAAATACCTATCGTTAACGGTATTTACACCGACAACACTCCAGAGCTGCGTACATCGTACCCAGTCAACCTTGTGCCCGTGCCAAAGCAATCGGGCATCAGTAATGGGTTTTTGCGCCCAGGTGATGGCATTGTGTCGAACGGCACAGGCCCAGGCATTGACCGTGGCGGCATCAACTGGAAGGGCAGTTTATATCGTGTGATGGGCACTAAGCTGGTGGAGATTAACAGCGTAGGCACAGTAAACATTCTGGGTGATGTTGGTGGCCCTTTAGAACAACTTGTGACCTTTGATTACAGCTTTGACTTGCTGGCAATTGCCTCGGGTGGGCGGCTTTATTACTGGAATGGAACAACGCTGACCCAAGTCACAGACCCTGATCTTGGAGTGGTTCTGGACGTAGTTTGGGTGGATGGTTACTTCATGACCACTGATGGCGAGTTCTTGGTCGTCACTGAGCTTTCTGACCCCACCCAAGTTAATCCATTGAAGTACGGTAGTTCCGAGGTTGACCCTGACCCTGTGGTGGCGTTACTCAAGCTGCGAAACGAGGTCTATGCATTGAACAGAAACACAGTTGAGGTGTTTGATAACACGGGCGGAGAGTTGTTCCCATTTGCAAGGATTGACGGAGCACAGTTGCAAAAGGGCGTGATCGGCACTCAGGCTTGTTGTGTTTTCATTGAGCGCGTAGCATTTTTAGGCAGTGGACGCAATGAAGCACCAAGCATCTATATAGGCGCAGCAGCAACCGCCCAAAAAGTTAGCACGCAGGAGATTGACAACATCCTGCTTGAGTACACAGAAGCTCAATTGTCATTGGTCAAGCTAGAAGCAAGAAACGACAAAAACCACCAGCACCTTTATGTGCATCTGCCTGACCAGACCCTTGTTTATGATGCATCTGCATCTGAAGCTCTGCAAACCCCAGTCTGGTTTACCTTGGTCAGCACCCTAGTGGGGCTTGCCCAATACAAGGCACGCAACATGGTTTATGCCTACGACAAATGGCTGGTGGGAGACCCGCAATCAACCAATATTGGCTATCTAGTGCAGGACACAGGACATCACTGGGGGCAGCAAGTGCGCTGGGAGTTTGGCACGTTGATTGTCTACAACGAAAGCAACGGGGCGATCTTTAACGAGCTGGAGTTGGTCAGCCTGACGGGTAGCATTGCCCTTGGCAAGAACCCGCAAATCAGCACCAGCTACTCATTGGATGGCAAGACATACAGCCAAGAAAAATTTATCTCTGTTGGCACGATTGGCAACACCAAGAAGCGCCTAGCATGGTTCCAGCAAGGTCACATGAGGAACTGGCGCATCCAGCGCTTCCGTGGTGATAGTGATGCCCATGTGTCTTATGTCCGGTTGGAAGCACAGATTGAACCATTGGCGTACTGATGGCAACCGCACCCATTTCCCGCAAGTTAAATCTGACGCGAGACCAGCTTGCTGCATTCCTAACTGACCAACAGCAGATCAGACAGTTTGAGCTTTTGTTTTCTACGGTTGACCAACTGCAAGTTATCGTCGGAACTGATTTTGAGTTCCAAGCGGACAATGCGACAGCAACTGCAAACGAGGCTTTGGCTCAGATTTCGGCTTTAGCTCAACAATCAGCATTGAACGCAGCACTAGCAGAAAACAGGGCAAATCAAGCATTGGAGTTAGTGAACAAATTGAATAAAGCCGTTGAGGGCTTGCAGATGACTCCACCTCCAAGGGAGTTTAAGCGCAGCCGATATGGGTCGTTTTATGACACCACTACACAGGTAGCTACGGTCATCAACACAGCAAAAGCAATCACGTTTAACACGACAGACCTGAGCAACGGTGTATTTATTGGAACCCCTACATCGAGAATCATTGTAGATAGCGAGGGTGTTTACAACTTTGACACATCTTTTCAACTAGATAAGACCTCAGGAGGCACAGGAATATTTGATTTTTGGTTTCGCGTTAACGGTGTCGATGTGTCAGACAGTTGCAGCCGGATTAGAATTCAAGGTAACAACGCTGAGATTTTTTCATCGCTAAATTATTTTTTTGATCTCAAGGCAAATGACTATGTTGAGCTGATGTTCTCGGTTGATACCCTTAGTGTTGAGGTTACTGCTTTTGCTGCTTCAGCACCCCACCCAGGCATTCCGTCCATAATTCTCACAGTCAACAACAACATCGGAGGTGTTCAATGACCGTCACAGTAAAGGTGCTAATTCCAGCTAAGCAAGCTGAAGGCAGCCAAACCACCCAATACACTGCAACGAATGTTAAGGCGATTATTGACAAATTCACAGTGACGAATACCAGTGCCAACAATGTGACTTTCAGTTGTAACCTAGTCACGGTTACTGGGTCAGCATCGGCATCGAACCTGATTATTGATGCGCGAACCATCGTTCCTGATGAGACCTACACTTGCCCCGAGCTGGTGGGTCAGGCATTGGATGTTGGTGGTTTTATATCTACGCTGGCAGGGACTGCAACATCCCTGACAATTCGTGCATCAGGCCGCGAAATTTCATAAGGAGCACAGCATGGACAAATTTATGGTTATCCCCAAAGGCTTCATGGGCTTGCCCAGCGAAGAGGAGTTTTTGACCGTTGCCGAAAACAAGGCCAATTTCTTGATTGCGGTCAAAGATTGGCACTACGGGCCAGAAGAACCCAGCAACGACCCTAAGGCAAACCCTGAGTTTTATGAGTCCTTGGCAGAAGCGATGCAGTGTGATGCAAAAGATGCACGGCGCAAGCATTGCTCAAACTGCGGGTACTACGACAACAGCCTGATGACCCAAGTACGAATTGAGCGCATCCCGATGGCTGGGTACGACACTGGCTATGGCTATCGTGGGCACTGTGAAAAACTGAACTTCATCTGTAACGACATGCGGGTTTGCCAAGCATGGGAAGATGAAGAGTATGAAGATTTGTAAAATTGTGCGAAAATCGAGCCGCTGAGTCTATCGGGCCACCAGCAGCTCACCCTGAAGAGGAGTTGTGCATGACTGGTATTGATTGGCTCAAAGAGAACCTGCAAAGGGTTCTGCTACTGCCTGCGCCAGTCGTGGAATGGCTGGTTATGGTCTACGATGCAATCCAGGTTTTTGACGATGTTGCCGATGGCGAAACAGTTGAGCGCAAAGACCTAAATGCGGCCATTTGGAACACATTGGTAGGTATGCACCAAAACCAATTTTTCATTGCCAATAGCCATCACCTTATTCCTTTACTCGCAACAGCAATCATGAAGTGGCAAGCCTCTGACCAGGCAGAGCGTGCAGGCCAAGCCGATGCTAGATCATTCGTCTGGCGTGCAGGCTACTACGACCTGATCTTGATGGCTGTCTCAATCACGCATGGCCCAGGATTTGCCACAAAAAATGCTCATCTTGTAATGGAGTTGTATGGCGAAAAATTTGAAGATTACATAAAGGAGTTCGGCAATGCCTGATCCAGTCACAGCCATAGTCGTTGGTGGAAGCCAGCTTATCGGCAGCGCAATGCAAGCAGATGCTGCTGGCAAAGCTGCCGAAACGCAATCTGGTGCAGCCGCTGCTGGAATTGCAGAACAACGTAGGCAATTTGATGCTATGCGTGAATTGCTTAAACCTTACACTGAGGCAGGTGTTCCAGCACTTGAGGCGCAGCAAGCATTCCTGGGTCTACAAGGGCCAGAGGCCGAGCGTGCAGCGATTGAGCGAATTAGGGGTGGCGAGACATTCCAAGCACTTGCTGGTCAGGGCGAGGAAGCATTGCTTCAACGTGCATCAGCAACTGGCGGGGTTCGTGGTGGCAACATTCAGGCCGCACTTGGGCAATTCCGTCCGCAGCTTTTGTCCGGTCTCATTGAGCAGCAATACAGTCGTCTTGGTGGACTTGCAAGCATGGGTCAACGATCTGCTGCTGGAGTTGGTGCTGCTGGTATGGAAACAGGAGTTAACGTAGCAAATCTTTTAGGACAACAAGGAGCAGCACAAGCAGGTGGACAACTTGGGCAGGCTAAAGCCTACGGTCAGCTATTGAATATGCCAGCTCAATTCCTTGGTATGCAATATGGTTCAGGCCGAACTCCTGGTTTTGGTTCAATTTTTTAAGATAAAACATGGCCACCATCAATCCATTCCAAGGCCCAATCAACTACGCAGTTGATGTGCAAAGCCCATTTGAGGCAGCAATCGGCGGCTTCAAACTTGGCGCAGCAGGCGCAGAGGCTCAAGCACAAGCAACAGCACGCGATAACGCGGCAAAAGCTCAATCAAAATTAGCAGAATTGTACGCAAATCCATTTGCAACAGCCGAAGATTATGACAAGGTAATAGCTTTTTTGCCTAAAGACCAAGCGGCACTCGTAAGCCAAGGTTTTGAAAGAAAAACCAAAGAACAGCAACAAAATACTTTGCAGCAAGCTGGCCAAGTTTTTACGGCCCTTAAGTCTGGACAGCCTGATGTTGCAAAAAAATTGCTTACAGATCAAGCGACTGCATATAGGAAAGCAGGACGTGAGCAAGATGCAAAAGCCACAGAGACCTATTTTCAGATGATTGATATAAATCAGCCAGGCGCACAGACCACCATTGGACTGATGATTGCAGCCTTGCCTGGTGGTAAAGAATTGCTTGAAAATGTGGACAAAACTTTGTCAACACAAAGAGCTGAGGCGTTAGCACCATCTGAACTGGAAAAATCCCAATCTTTAGCAAAACAAGAAAAGACAAAAGCTGAAGTGGCTGCTGCTACTTCAAAGGCAGACATTGATAAAGCTATTGCACTAGCAAGCCAAGAAGAAAGCAAAGCTCTTGTTGCACTTGAAACGGAAATGGATGAAATTGCCAAGGCAAAGGCACTGCGTAGATATGAAGACGCAAAAGCTGCTACCGAAGAGTTAAAAAATGAATATGCCAGAACAAATGCGATACTGGATGTGAAGCAAAAGGGTGTTCAACTTGGTTTGACAGAAGCTCAGATTAAACAGGCTGAAGCCTCAATTGCGGCATCTAATGCTGCGGCAAAAAAAGATGGAGCAGAAGCAGCACGCCTTGAAGCGCAAGCAAAACAAATCGCCGATGGCATCATTCCTAATGAAAAGCGTCCAGAGGCCGAACGAAATTTTCGCAATGAATACAACGATCGAACAAAAGGTTTTCAAGACACTAAAGCTGCTTACACGAAAATTTTGGCTGTGTCTGACCCAAAAACACCAGACGAAGAAGCCCCAGCAGACATAGCGTTAATTTTCAACTTTATGAAGATGCAAGACCCTAGCTCAACAATCAGCACTGGGGAGTATGCCAACGCTCAAAATGCTGCTGGCGTTGCTGATAAGGTTGTAAACCTTTATAACAATCTGCTTAAGGGCAGCAAATTAAGTCCAACACAACGAAAAGCATTTAGAGGACAGGCTGAAAATCTTTACAATGCTGTTAGACAACAAGAGGACATTGTTCGCAAAGGTATTGACCGCATTGCTAAAGGCATGGGATTAAATACTGAAAACATTTTCTACACTCAAACCGAAGTAGTGCCAACCGCAGTATCAGGAGCACCAGCACCATCACCAAATACCGTAAAAGTTGGTGATATGACCTACACCCGTCCTGCAAACTTCACTGATAAGCAGTGGAGCGACTACAAGCAAAGTGTGGGTGCAAAATGAGTCCAGAAGAATGGCTGGCATCTCAGCCTAATCAGGCTGCTCCTGCAACTCCTGTGACTGCTGCGGCTGCTGCGCCTTCGGTTCCTGCGCCTGCGGCAAGCTCACAAGTAGCGCCAAGCGCGCAGACTGCCCGCGATCAAGAGGCTATTCCAATTCTTTTGAAAGAACTGGAAGTTGCTCAAGTCCGAAAGAATGCTGGCGATACTCGCGCTGCTAGTGATGTTGATGCAATCGTCAGAGAATTGGCTCTCAAAGGAGTCAAGGTAGACGCTACACCGGCTTCAGTCGTTGCGCCAGCAGCATCCGCTGCGGCATCCGCTGAAGCACTCAATGCGGCACTGGCTTTGCCGCCATTGTCGCCTGAAGAATGGGCAGCATCACAGCCAAAAACTGGCTTCATGGAAGGCTTTTTTGAGGGCATCGCTGAGTCAGTGACAGGTAGCAAACGATCGGCATCGCCAGAGGTTGCGGCTGCACTTGCTGAAAATCGAACAATCTACGATATGCCAGAGACTAACCAAATGTCCGTTGGTTTATTGAAGGCGGCACTTGGCGGGTTAATGGCTGGCTCCGAAGAACGCGCCCAGATTTTTGCAGCTAATTTTCCTGGCCTAACTTATCGCCTTGACCAGCAAGGCACTGTATTTTTACGCTCCCCTACGGATGGAAAAGAATACGTTATTGAGCCAGGCTTGACCGTAGAAGATATCCCACGGGTTGGTTCAGCAATTGCAGCATTCACTCCAGCAGGTCGAGCACTCACCATCCCTAGTGCGATGGCAGCTGGTGGTGCAACTCAGGCAGTTATTGAAGCAAGCCAAGCAGCAACTGGTGGGCAATTCAATGCCGGCGAAGTTGGAATGGCGGCGGCCACAGGCCCAGTAGGGCAGGTTTTGGAGCGGGCAGTTCCTCCGGTAGTCCAAGCAGTTAGAAAAGGCATACAGGGCCGCGCACCAGTTACTCCACCGGCTGCTGCTCGTACCGCACCGCCTGTTGAACCAGCCGAGCCATCATTTTTTAGAGAACAACCGCCACCTCCAGCTGGTACAGTAACTCCAGAGGCACCGCCGCCTGTACCACCAGCAGCGTCAACTGCGACAACTACCGTGACCACAGAGATTGTCAATAATTTGGTTCAGAAGGCATCTGGTACAGGGTTTGGCTCAGCAGCAGCACGCGATAAGCTGGCTGATCTTGCTCAAATCAACTTGGCGGCTAAGGAAGCAGCAGACCGGCTAGGCATTCAACTGCCTGCTGATGTGTTTAGCGACAATCCACAGGTTCGCGCAGCCGCAGGATTGACCCGTTCTCTGGCTGCTGGCGAGGCCGAAGCAGCATGGCGCACTACCGTTACTCAAGCCGTTGACAAGGCCGATGATGTAATCAAGCAGTTTGATGCTCAGTTTATTGAAGGTGCAGTCGCACCTGGCGTAGTCTCACAAAAGATCAAAGACTCGCTGACTAAGACAAGATCAGACCTTAATGCGGCAGCAAGCAAAATTTACAATGCAGTCGATGAGGTGGTGCCGAAGACATCAATTGTTGAATTGCCAAAGCTCAAAGCAACGCTTGATACTGTTAAGGCTGAGGTTGGTGAAACAGGAATGTCCGCTGCCGAGCGCAATCTGTCAAAGATGATCGACGAGGGAAGCATCACATATGGTCGTCTCCAGCGTGAAAAAGGTCTGATTGGAAAAGCCCTCAATAAGATGGAATCTCCATACGGAAGCATGGCAGAGGCAGACCTCAAGCGTCTATATGCGGCACTGGCCGACGATCAACTGACAAACGTGGGAAGAATAGGTGGCGAGGAACTGCGCCAGCAACTACGTTCTGCCAATCTGATTTATGCCAAAGAGCGTGCATTGGGTAAGCGCATTGTGGATGCGTTTGGCAATGACATTGAGGGTAGTGTGGCTAACAAGATGCGTACTGCCATCACAGGCGCTGCCAAGGGCGATGCGGGTGAATTTATTCGCCTGCTCAAGACTGTCCCTGAAGACCTACGCAAAGAGACAATAGCCACCGCGCTGGCATCAGTCACACGCTCGGCCAGAGGCGCAGAAAAGGGTGGCTTTGGCTTCGCCGAGTTTGCCGACATCTACCCCAAGCTGCGTGCTAATCCAGAAGTTTACAAAACCATTGTGGACACGCTGGGCAAAGACTCTGCAAATGTACTGCGCGACTTGTTTGAGGTCTCTAAGCGCATTACAGAGGCTAGAGCCAATGTCCTGACCACCGGCAAGGCAAATCAAGCATTTGGAAATCCTGAAGGTCTTATTGGCAAGATCATGGATAGCACTATCACTCAGCGCATTGTTACGACAGTTACAGGCATGGTTCCTGGCGGTGGTGCAGTGGCCCCTGACATCCTTAAATTTATGTCAACGAGTGCAGAAGATCGTGTCAAGGCAGCAGGAAAGCTCTTTGCTGATGAAGCATTCCAAAACCTTGCAGTTGAAGCGGCAGGCAAAGTGCCTAGCGCAGCATCTCTGCGTCGCGCAGCCATGTCACAATCCTTCCAGAAATTTGCAGACGCAATCAAACTGCCCAAAGCACTTGATGCTCGTATTCAGTATTTGCAATCAGCAATCCAATCCGAGCGACAATTTGACGAGGAGAATAAATAAATGTCCGCGATTGAAGTTCAACCACCATATCCAACCTTTGCTGGCGCTGACGGTCAGCCGTTGGAGAATGGATACATCTGGATTGGCACGGTCAATCTAAACCCCCAGGTCAATCAGATTGCGGTTTACTGGGACGCAGCATTGACCATTCCAGCAGTGCAGCCCATTCGCACGCTTAACGGGTATCCGGTTTACCAAGGAACGCCATCACGCTTTTACGTTGACAGTGACTACAGTATTCAGGTGCTTGACTCTAAAGGCAGCGTGGTCTACACATCACTGAATGAAAATGCTTTCCCTGGTTCTGCTGGAAATCTTGTTTTTAATGCCACTGGTGATGGAACAACAACTGTGTTTTCGGTTGCTTTTGTGCCAAGTTTGATTTACATCAATGGCGTGTACCAAAATACAAATACCTACACGCTAGCTGGTGGTAATGTCACATTCAGTCAAGCACCACCATTCACATCTATTATCGAATTTGTGTTCTAAGGAGAACCGGAATGTTAAAAACAGTCTCATCCATCGCCAATGCCATTGGCGCATTGAATTACAAAGGCACATGGGATGCCAATGCCAACAACCCAACACTGGCCTCCAGCGTAGGAACAAAGGGCGATTACTATGTAGTCGGCACTGCTGGATCAACCAATCTGAACGGCATCAGCAACTGGGGAATCGGCGACTGGGCAGTCTTTAACGGAAGCGTCTGGCAGCGTGTTGAAGGTGGTGCTGATCTAAATGGTGTTAATTTGTCAGTGTCTGGTACGGTCACATTTGCCACGCCACTTGCAATTGCCAACGGAGGTACAAATTCTATTGCTATGCCAACGTTCCGCGCATCATGCAGCGCTCAGACATTTACTACTGCTGTTGAAACAAAAGTTCAGTTTAGTAGCGTAGGAAACACAAATGAGTGGAACATAGGCGGCTATTTTAACACTTCAACATACAAATTTTTGCCGCTTGTTGCGGGGTACTATTTTGTAAAAGCGCAATTGTTTTGGGGTACTTCTGTTTTGGGCCGCGATCAAATTGCTATTTTTAAAAATGGGTCAGCGTACAACTACACACTTCAGCCAGGCAGCAACATAACGGGCGGTCAAACACACTCGGTTACGGCTACTGTGTTTTTAAATGGTTCCACAGATTTTGTAGAAATTTACGCTGTACAAAATAGCGGCGTTGATGTGGCAATAAACACTTCGTTGTCTTTGACAAATTTTGAAGCCCATTGGGTAAGGAGCGCGTAATGACTTTATTTGACAAAATCATGGCAATTTATCCTAGTTTAAGTGCAGAGGATTTTAACGTGCCAACGCAAAAAATAAGTCTGCGAAATGACGCAAATAACGAAGGCGATTACATTGCAAAATGGGAACACCCAGATTTTTCTAAGCCCACAGATGTGCAGTTAAATGGTGAAGGTTAAAAATGTCGTTAACTAAAGTTTCTTATTCAATGATTAAGGGGGCTGTAGTCAATGTGCTTGACTACGGCGCTGTAGCTGATAATTCTACTAATAACCAAGCCGCTTTTCAAAGCGCTATCAATGCTGCTGTGGCTACTCAAGGCGCGGTATACGTCCCTGCTGGCTTATACCGATTCTCAAGTGGCGTTACAATTTCAGACGCAGTTACAATTTTTGGCGATGGCTGGGGCAGTGTTATTTACGGAACATTTGCTACCGGCGATATGTTTACTGTTACATCACAAAGTCCTGTAAATATAAGTAACATAAAAATTACAAGCACTGTTAATAAAACAGCAGGCGCTGCAATTGCTTTCGACTCGGGCGCAGGAACTCAAAATAATTATTCAGTTATTGACTCATGCTTTTTTGAATATCAATTCCGAGGTATTTATTGCTTTAGAAATGCATATCAGAGAATAACTAACAATCATTTTACCCAAAATTCGGCTAACGGCGTGTCAATTTTTCTGGGCAATGCCACCACACCGGATGCTGGCGATCAAGTTGTTGCAAACAACCAAATTTATGGTGGAGCAAACGTAATAGGAATTTTACAATCTGGTGGTGGCGGCACTCGTATTTATGGCAATAAATTTCTTCAAATTCAAAATGGATATTATTGCCAATTTACAGGCTCATCCCAATCTGGGATAATTATTGTCTCAAATAATAGTTTTGATGGATGCACAAACTCATCTTTGATAATAACGGGAATTGATACTTCAATTCTTACTGACATTACAATTAACGGAAATGTATTTGGTGGTTCGCCAACTGATGCTTTTATGTATTTTCAAGCATCAGGAAGTGCATCAGTTGGCCGAATGGCAATTACAGGAAATTCTGTTATTCAAAATGCAGGCTCATCAGATATTATTACGTTAAACAAAATAGGTGATGCAAATATCTCAGGAAATACATTTGCTGGCGCGGGTGCAGTAACTTTAACAAGCGATTGCGTTGATTGCGTTGTTTCAAATAATTTATTGGAGGGCACTATTGTTGCAAATAGCTCTACATCAACTTATGTAGCTAACCCCAATACGACACAAACTTTAATTTCTAATAGCAATGTTTTGCTGGGCAGCGAAATTTCAACATCTGTAGTTGGCCGAATTAACTCTTATACGGCGGCAAACAATGCCAACGTCTTATTGATGTCTAAAAACACGCAAGTTGTTGCAACTATTGGAATGAAAAGCAGCACAGACACCAACTTTTATGTTGGCACTGGAAGTACAACAATTGGCACTTTCGGCGTGTTTTTGACCAATACAGGTAGTAGTTGGAGTTCTGTTTCTGACGAACGTATGAAGACTATTGTGGAGCCGATTGCAAACGCCGCTGAAAAAGTATCGTCACTCCGCGCTGTCATTGGCTACTACAACAACGATGAGGTCCAGGTTCGCCGACCATTCCTGATTGCCCAAGATGTGCAAGCAGTGCTTCCAGAGGCGGTCAACATACAAGATCAAGATGAGGGTACGCTTGGCATGTCTTACACTGATGTCATCCCGTTGCTGGTTGCAGCCATAAAAGAGCTTAAAACTGAAATTGAAATTTTAAAAACTATCTAAAATTATCAACTTATTTAATTTTAAAAGGAAAAAATTATGTCCACCAATTCACAAATTGCGTTTACCCCACTTGGCCAGACCATTGTGGTGGCATCTACAACTTCAGCACCGACTGGCATCCAAGCGCCTGTCTACGCCAAGTTTGACGCACAGAACGCAGGCCAGTTTCGATTTATCAACAATGGCACCGTTACAGTGTTCTTGGGCACTGGAAGCACCGCAGCAGAGGCTACGGCCAATGCAGTGGCTCCTACGGCTGGATCGCCTACAGCAGCCATTGTGCTGGTGCCTGGTGCAGTTGAAATCCTGCGCTTTAACAATGCCACCTATTTCAGTGGCCTGTCAGCCAGTGCAGCCACCGTCTACATTACGCCAGGCCAAGGTCTCTGATCTATGGAACAGCAACTACTCAACATCCTATTTGGCGCGGCGCTGGCTGTGGCTGGATGGTTCGCCCGTGAACTGTGGTCGGCGGTGCAAGAATTGAAAACAGACCTAAGTAAACTACCTTTGATCTATGTTGCGCGGACGGACTACCGCGATGACATGAAAGAAATTAAAGAGATGCTCGGCAAGATTTTTGATCGGCTAGACGGGAAGCAGGACAAGTGAGTGCGCTGGCTCATTCCCCTCATTCTGCTGTCGTTTGTCTACGGCGCAACAGTTAAGCGTGAGTGCAGCGTCAGCGACTTTGTAAACATTGCGTATAGTACGCAAGACCCAAAGGAACGCCATGATCGAATTGTTGAATGGTTGGATGACTCGGGCCAAGTCTGCACTAAGCAGCAGTTGGGCCTCATTTACACGAATCTGGCGCAAGTCTTAGGCGCATCGGATACCATGCGTGTCAGAACAAAGATTGAGAAACTCTATGAACGAGCAAAATGAATCTTGGTTAGCAAAGAACATCCAGCCGGTCACGGTTGCGTTCTTGCTGTTCTCTTACTTTTTCTTTGCATTGCTATCGGTTTTTGAGTTGGAGACGCGGGGGGCGTACGTGGATTTGCTTGGCCAAGCCATGATCATCGTAATCACCGCCATTTTTGCCGGCAAGACCGCCGAGAAGATTGTTGATATCCGTACCAAAGGAACCTCAAATGGCACTTGATCCACTCTCAGCATTGCTGGATATTGGCGGCAAAGTCATTGACCGTGTGTGGCCTGACCCTGAGAAGGCTGCGGCTGCTAAGCTGGAACTGTTCAAGATGCAGCAGTCGGGTGAGCTTGCTGCAATGGCTGGGCAGCTAGCCATCAACAAAGAAGAAGCAGCAAACCCGAATGTCTTTGTCAGCGGATGGCGACCATTCATTGGCTGGGTCTGTGGCAGCGGGTTTGCCATTCAGTTTGTGATTGGCCCTATGGCTGAATGGGGCAGTGCCCTTTACGGCAACCCCGTTAAATTTCCTCAAATGGATGTTGGAACAATGATGCCGCTGCTGCTTGGAATGCTAGGCCTGGGTACTTTACGCACCGCTGAAAAGATACAGGGCGTAGCTTCCAAATGATCAATTCCCGCAGTCTTGATGACCTAGCACCGCCAGTTAAACAACGGGCAGAAGCGTTTATCGCAGCGGCCAAAGCCAAGGGCATCGACTTGCTGGTGACCTCCACCTACCGCGACAGCGAGAGCCAGAACGCTCTCTACGCTCAAGGCCGCACAGCACCCGGCAACATAGTGACTAGAGCCAAAGCAGGACAGTCTTGGCACAACCACCGCTGCGCCTTGGACGTTGTGCCGCTGGTCAACGGCAAAGCAATATGGGACGATCAAGCCGTATGGAAACAGATTGGTGAGATTGGGAAGTCATGTGGCTTAGAGTGGGCTGGTGATTGGAAGACGTTCAAAGAGTTCCCGCATTTCCAATACACCGGAGGCTTAACAATTGCCCAGCTTCAGACTGGCGAAGTGATTGCATGATGATGCAATAGACCTGTGCTAGATTCTACAGAACTTTGTGGAGTCACCATGCAACCTAAAGTTTCCCGTGAAGAGTTTATCAATGTCTGGAAGCG